GGTTCCCTTAAAAGGGAGGGATCTAAAGGGAACCTACGGTTCCCTTTTAACAGTTATGCTTTGTACACCACGACATACATTTTTCTACATTAGATTTTACAAGTGCTGATAGTTTTTCAGATCTTGCTTTACATTCAATCAAAGAAATGGTATAATGTATATTTTCAATTTGTTGCTGCCCAAAAATTGCGTTTAATTCTTCGACTCTTGTGGTAAAATAGTTCGATAATGGAACGGATAAAAATCTCGAAATGTCTTTATTGATATTGCTGGGGTTCATCATTTTTTCAAATGCTAATCTGATAACCGGTAAAAATGTGGTTGACGACTTGAAAAGGAATCCTTTGCAAACAATGTATTTTTCAGAATTAGCATAGCGACTCGTCTGTGGTTTTGTAATATATACCTTCTCATAAAAAGATGATAAGATTGCCAAAATGTCCAGTGTGTGTTGCATAAAACAGTCAAATATTTTCAATACGAAACTACCACGATGTTTCTGAAGGCATAATGCATAAGCAACCTGTGCAAATAATAATCTAGAGATATTGATCTCTTGACTATTGAAATCCACCGAAAAATCGAACCCGCCGTCGCCTGTTATGATATCCATAGTAGATCCGTATTTATTAATACAATATTCAAAATTTGCCATAGACAATATGTCTCCAGTTTTATCTTCACCCGATTCGATGTATACGTTTTTGTTATCATTTAGGAAAAAGTCACTCTTTTTCCAGGCGGGAATATTTGGATCATATGCATCATCTAGTATAGTTATTCCAATATATTTGTCGCATTTATTGTCACGCATATTTAAAAGTGCTTCTATGAATCCACCCGGCCCTTCCGCCAAATGAAACGATGCAATTGGTGCGTCTGCCGATTTTATGGATGATCCATTTAGGTCTAATAATCGGAAAAAATTGGTTATTTCTATCATTTTGAAATAGGATCTTGACAAAGGTTTATATTTAGAAATACTTTTGTTCATGGATCTATGTCTATTCGAAAACGATTTTGACGTATTAAATTCAGAATTACCATTAATATAACTCGTAGGGACGGGGGTGTGTATATATTCATATGGATTAGTATATCTTTTATAAATATCCCATTCTTTTTCATACAAATGAATACGTTCTTTTATGTCATATAAATAATTAGAAAGGGAATTCGAGCAAACGGGTTTCATTGGTATTACTATCTGTTGAAATCCTGGAGGCGGTGGGATGACCTCTGAAAAAGAACAATCGATATGTTCATATAACTGAATCTGAGTTCTTGGAATTTGAAAGTGAATCATTGTTTACAGTCGATAACATTTATACAAACGATCCATTTATATTTATTTAGTAACTCTTCTTAAGGGAAACCAAGGTTTCCCTTAAAAACCCTTCCTTTTATGGGAAAATACTGAAGGAGGGGCTGGAATCAGTGTTGCTTAGTTTCCTTAAAAGGAAGGGGTTAAAGGGGCATAGGCTTCGCTGAAGACCTTGGTTTCCCCTTAAAAAATGTTTGTAATTATATATACGTTAAAACAAGATGCCCCGTAAATCCATGAAAAAAATAATGAAAGAATTAATGGCAAAAAAGAATTTAACACCCAAAGAAAAGAAATTATTAGCGAAAATGAAAAAAGGTGGAGGAATTTTCGATTGGTTATTCGGAACGAAAACAACGGATCCTACGGAGGTAACAAAAAATTTTGAAACAGTAAAGAATGATATCTGTAAAGTATGTAAGGCAGCGTTTGGTGAAGAGGGATGTAAATGTGGTAATACCGCACCCGTAACCGAATCAGTTACACCTTCTGGAAATAGTTCTGTTACTCCCGTTGAAACCAATTCGATGACCGGTGAAGGAAATCTTGAAAAAGAGCCGGTTTCTCCAGAAGAAGTGACAGGCGATCAAATGAAAGCCCAGGGGCAACCCGAGCGGCTAGCAAAGGGCGGAAAATCTAGCAAACGTAAGAGTAAACGCTCCAAGAGAAAGAGTAAGAAAATGCAAAAAAAGATGAACTGGTAAATCGCATTTTTTATATTGAAAATATAAAAAATGATAAAATGGGAAAACCTGTATTTATTCTGTGGGTTTCTTGACTCTAATTTTAATAACTTTTCCAAGAACGGGTTCTTCCGACGAAACTATCTTTTCACCTGAAACGACAGGAGTAAATTGTTCCAAGACAATTTTTTGACCCTTCACTTTACGAATTTTGACGTCTTTACCGGGTTTCTTGGATTTGTCTTCTTCTTTTGATTCCTTTTGTTCTTCTTTTTCTTTTGATTCTTCCTCCGGATTTTCCGACATTTCAATATCGGTAGATCCTTTATTCATCAATAATTTACCTACCTTTTCGGCATTCACATTTCGCATCTTCTTAAATACAAAATAACGATTCATAAATGAAATACGTTTCTCTTCTGGGCTCATATTCGCAGCCGTTCCATAATCGGATTCCTTACGTTTATCTCTTGTCAAATCCGATTTCATGGTTTCGAAGAATTCATCGAATAACCCCGTACTATTGGGTAATCCAAGACCAACAATTTCACCTTGAGGAACCAGAGAAAACCCATAATCTTCCATAATGCGAGTCAAATAGTTGAAATTAACTAAATATTCACGGAATACTTTATTAATCGACTCTTGGTAAACATCTATCGCATAACCGATCGATAACTCATCCTCCGGAAAACCCGTTTGATCATACTGTTTAATTATTTCAAAGATTTTACGATCTTCACGCATGATAACCACCGATTCTTCGCGTTTCTTCGTCTTCAAAATATTGAATACTGTCTGTCCATCATAACAAGTTCCAATATAGTAACCTCCCACACGTGTACATTCCGCCACATTTCGTAAGAATTCATGTAGGGTTTTCGGAGATTCAAAGAAATAATGCATTGCGAATTGACAAGAACTCACATGGAAACCGGGTTCCCCAACACCATACCTTTTATAAACACCTTCACCCAATTCACCTTTATCTTTAGGTCCCTGCCCGAAAACCGCACGAGCGATCTGTTTATCCTTTTCACTGATTAAAGCCCGTGTCGATCTGATATTCAAGCCACTGTTACCATTCACAAATAAAGCACCTGGTATATTCTGATACTTCTTACGCATATTCAAATAACGGGCACATGCACCATCCAAGCGATTCTCAATATTATCTTTGGAAACATCTACCCCGAAAACGAAGCCCAATTTCGCATCGATCCATTTCGATAAATCTCCCGCTTTTCCAACCGCATAATCAATCAATGTATTACCACGATTCGAAACAGACATGATGAGCCGGCGTTTGATATACAGATTATGGAAATCACGAAGACCTCTCGTACTTGTATCCTTACCGACGCGATTATAATAGACATCATCATCCGCCGATATTTCGGGAATTCCTTTACCGGTCATGATCATTTCATCTGTGACCGGACTATGAATGGAATGCCAATTCGAATTCGCAACTTTATAGGCATTACCGAAATTATCAAATGTGGTACGAAGCTCATTCGTTTTATCATAACGGACACGTAAAGGTACCCAACGCCATCCAGCGGGTTTTGTCATATCATATCGGAATTCTACGATCGTATTATCCTCGAAATATTCATGTTCCTCCGTCATCATCACCATATCTCCCGCACCGTTTTTAACCAAAGTCATATTACAAATATGGGCATTAGGGTCATAAGGATTGGTTGGGCAGAATTTAACCGGTTTATATGTCTTTTGGAACCCACGGCTACCGTCATTTGTCTCGAAAGATGGCAAATCATCATTGATAAGATTCAACATCGGATTGATATATCCATCCTTTTTCTCATCGAATCCACATCGGAGTTCCAAAACTTTATATTGGATGACATTTTGTGGACCGGTCAAATTCGTCCCTTCTTGGAATACATGATGGATTTCATCCTTTCCAGTTTTATCTGTTTTCACGGAAACCAAGAAATCGATCGTGTTATACTCCGCCGGCTTCCATTTAAAAGATCGGTCCCATGCAATTTTATAAAGAGGCCCCGCTTTTCCTGCCCTATCCGATGCGACTCCAGTATTGGATGGAGTTAAGATGAGTCCATCCGTGTTATATTCATAGGTTCCGTCGCGGACTTTGGATAAAATGGTGGAACAACCATGAAATATGGAGACATCCGCCGAACTATAAAACTGTTTGCACTTGATCAAGAAATGACACGGGGTCTTTTTCTCTATTCCGTCAATCGGTTGCTTTTTCTTTGCTTCGTCGGCTTTACCATTTTCTTTATCCATTACCGAATAAGGTTTTAGTTCACGGATATACTTTTGTAAAAGCGGTAATCGGAACTTGGTCTCCTCATCTTCGGCCGATTCCGGAATGAAGGCCAGTTCTCTCACCGATTTCCTATGAATATAATAAATATCGAACGCGGCATATAAATTGATGAATTTTCCATTCTTATCATATTTGATATGCTCTCCATCCAATAAGCTATCATGTAGGGTTTTTTCCGCCGAAATCGTACCAGTAAAGATTGCGTTCATATTCGTATCAATCATATAGATCCGACCGTTGGGTGCAATGTATAAAAGTCGGCGTTCACCATCCGCCTTATCTGTAACAGTATAATTATTTCGTATATTCGGAACATTGGACCCTTCCATTACCTCCGGTTGTATATTTTCCAATTGTAATGTGAATGATGAAGGTCCAATAAAGTCACCCGTTCGAATAAACCTGGGTTGATGATCTTCGCCATGAATCATTTTCATATAGGTCTGCATAACTTGGTCTTTTTCTTTATTCGAAATGGGATATGCGGATCCCTGGAGTCCGGTTAAAACTGTCCGAATACATTTTCTTAATGCCGCCAATAAAACGGGTGGTTTCGAAAACTGACTTCCCGTTCCAACACGCATATTATCCACCTCTAACTCAATTTCATAGGTCTCCGGATTGGTGAATACTTTAGCCTCTTGAACCGTATAATGTGGAATGGGGACGTCTTTATAACCCGTTTTTGGCGATCCTTTCAAAATGGTGATATCCGCGAAAATGGGGAGATCGGGATGTGCGAAGCGGACACGATTCAAATAACGAAATGTCTTCTTGGAATCATTCCACTTTGAAATGATCTTTTGGGCGACATCGGACCGAACCGTGAAATCACGCTCCATTTGGTAAGAGACACGGAAATTGAAATCGGGAAAATCAACTGGTTTCAAAGGTTTATCTTTTACCATAGGGGGTGACTTTTGAGTGAACTTGATTTTATCGGCTTTCGCGGAAACGGTGGAAGTTAAATCGATGAGTTTTTGGAGACTATTCGTTCGGCAATATTCTTGAATAAGATCGATACCAACGATTTCCGCACGAATGTTCGAAATACGAGTTTCACCTTCACGTGTGTCTGTAAATTCGTTTTGAATACGAAGAATGCTGAGTCCATCGGGATTTGTAGTGGTGAATCCTGAGGCAAGAAGTTGGTGAACGACGTTATCATAGTCGATTTTGGATAGTCCCTTCTTTCCACCACGCTTTCCATCGCCACGCTTTTCTGCCGTAAAACGAACCTCTAGCTCACTCGTTTTGTAGTCTTTTTTCATTATAGGATTACTAGCTAAATAGAACTCAACCATGGTCTCGAAATCAGACTTAGGGTCGCGATCATGCGTCTTTTTTTCTGTATCTCCATCACCATTATCTCTGTGCTCATTCTTTTGTGCCCCTTTTTCCATGAATAATATATAGTATGTATCCATATATTATTTATGTTCTTATTGAGATCAATTTTAAGGGAACCTACGGTTCCCTTAAGATCCCTCCCTTTTATGGAAACCAAGATTTTAAGGGAACCTAGGTTCTTCCCTTCGGGTAAGATCCCTCATATTCAGTTATATTAAAAGGAAGGGGTTTAAGGGGAAACCTTGGTTTCCCCTTACCAGCTACACCTTTTCATTAGACTTTCATAATAATCCGCCTTCTTCCATTTGTCACCCGACACAATTCCTAGTGTTTCCGCCATGTGTTTCAAATCCTCCATCTTATAATTTGATGCGGCTCTCAGTGGTTTCTCTGGATCAGATTCAATAAGAACATGAGTAGATTTTATCTCGTTGATATCCTCTTTATTTTCAAGAGACTTGAACGAAAAATGACCATCGTCTGATCTTATGAACAAAAAAGTTGGGATATCGGTATTGCTGAGAGTAGGTGTAAACTCGAGATAAGTGTTTTTGCATGTTATTAACGCATGAAATTTATAGAAGACACATAGAGCCATAAACGTTTGTAAAGATGTCTTTTTATCCAACATTAGCTCCGACATGATTTCTTGAATTTTGACATTTGTCAACTTTGGATAAGATGATTTAAACCGAGTTTTATCCTTTTGGATATATTCGATGATCTTTTGCTTTTCCGAAAGTTCCGCGTTTTTGTATTTATTTCCTATTAACCAATATTCTGCTTCCCCATAATTCGCGACATATGAACACCAGAACAAAGTATCTTGTTTTTTTGGGCTAAATGCCCGTTGTTCCTTAGGTTTTACTTCTGGTTCAAGCGTTAGCACTGGTTCAAGCGTCAGCACCGATTCAAGTTTTTTTTCAACAATGGGAAACTCAACTAGATCCGATTTTAAATCTACAAGTGGAACAAACATCCATTTTTCGAGAGATTCGATCATAGCGGGATCATCAAATTTCTTATAGGGATAAAAAATTTGATTTAGAACAGAGTAGAATGACATGGACTTATTTATTAATCTTACGATAAATGAATTAGTAATAATATCTTTAAGTCCTTTTAAGGGAACCTACGGTTCCCTTAAGATCCCTCCCTAGCATGGGGAACTATGGGCATTTTACGAGCAAAGAAATTTAAGGGAGGGATCTAAAGGGAACCTTAGGTTCCCTTTATTGGAAGTATGCACATTTAAAAGTTTCCTTCTGTGACTCCATGGATTTCAACGAAGATTCCTGATCTTGTATATAACTTAAATATTCTTGAATTCCACTCATTGTATCTTGAGGCAAAAAAGAAAGATTGATAAAAACACCGCTTTTATTTTCATTTAATTTTATCGCTGGATTCTTCTTTAAAATTTTAAGTATTTCAATGTGGTGAGTTTTATCCATGGATTCTATTTTTTGCTTTAATGATTCGAGAAGTGCAATTTCACCCATTTATAAAAATATAAAAATAATATTTTTATATCATTTGTCAAGGAACCATTTAGTATGTAACATCAATCTCATCATCAATAGCGAGATTTTCCATTTCTCCACCCGTATTGACCTTTAATCTAGGTTTTTCGTTTGCTTCATTTACGTCAGTCAATTTGGCAATAACACAGATACTTGTATCGTTGAGTTCAAAGCGAATTCCAATCACCTTCACTGTCAATCGTGTATTTTCCTTAATGCTTTGAAATCGGTCGTCGATATAATGATGATCTCTTGCAATAAATACGGTCACAGGCTTATTTCCCTCATCATCAATGACATTTGCATGAATTCCCGCCTTAGTAACAGTCTTACATGTGCATTCGATCAACATTCCTTCCACTGGCATACAAACCATACATTCGAAAATGACATGGAATTCAATGATATCGGAACCAATGGTTCCACTAGAATAACTAATAAGTTTGATAGAATTGGGTTTAATATATCCATCCGAAATGCACTTCCCTCCAATTTTCGATACGATCTTACTCTCTAAATTCTGCTTTAGTGTCTTTCCAATTTCCATAATCGAAAGGACAACTTTCGTATTCAAAACGGAACGCATGTAAACACCGTAAATTTTACGATCTCCTTGTCTTTCACCTTGTTTATCGTTTCTAGGTTTAGGTCTACGGATTGCCACTGTTGCCATTTTATATACTAACAATATAATTGTGCTAATCGTTTATATTGTTTCAAGTAATTCAATTTTAAAAGGGAACCAAGGTTCCCTTTAGAACCCTCCTTCAAAACAGTCTTTACAATCTAACTTAATAGGAGGGATTTTAAGGGAACCTTGGTTCCCTTAAGACCGATACTTCTCAATACCATTAACCGCCGCGGTTTCCGGGTCCATATACCATACTTTTCCCCCTTTTTTGTCATCCGACATCTGCCTCATCAATATCTCTAAAATAATACAAAATCCTTTCGAAGAAATGGGTCTTGCTTCCTCTGTGGAATATTGTTTATCCACGATCGTATTCAACCGTTTCACAACATTTGCTTTAATTTGACTATCAATACGTGTTCCCGTATTATTCTGCATTTGTCCTATTTCCTTCGTCTTAAATACCATCTCCTTACCCGATTTAAACAAATTAATGAACCCTATCATAGGGGAAAATGTTTTCGGATCCACATGGAATTTATCCAATGCACCCGACATTTCAAATTGACGTACATCTTCTGAATCCGCCTCTTTCCATTTTATTTCATTCGCATCAGAATCCGTTTCTAATAAATATATTTTCCATTTATTTTTATCACTTATCATGAACCCCACCCTTGTGCCAACACTTACCATTTTATCATCCAAATAATTTTTAATCTTTTGCTCCGTTGAATTCGAATCTTTAATATCATGAATCTTGGAATAAAGTTTTTTAATTAATATGAATTTATCAGCGGGCATCAATATATCAATAGCATGCATCAAAAAATGCCGCTTCAATTCATTGAATCCAATATGATGAACCGTTTGTAAATGATCTACCACCAAAGATGCTTCCTTAAACCAATCCTGGTCTGTAGAACCTTTCTTGTTTTTACTAACCGAATTCTTCATTTGCAAATCAATGTCCAATAATATCTTATTATATTGCTCATCTAATCCCAATGAAGAACCCTCCATTTCACCCTCTTCTAATATATCCGCTAATTCCACCGGTGCAGCGACATCCTTTGGAAATTCCTTTGGTAATTCCAAATTCACATTTACGCGTTTATAATCTATAGGAACTGAGCGTTCGAATACGGAAATCGATTCATCATTTATCTCTACGGGTTGGAAAGCGTACACATCGTCACGATTAATCAAATTGCCACGACGACCATAACGATCAATTAAATATTCACTCTTGTTATTGATGAAAATACTCAAAGCCGAATAAATCTGTTCTATGGGATACTGTTTTACAATATTAATCGCATTTATTAATTGAATACGTTTATAGAAAAACTGATCGCGAAAAAGCTGTCGAATACGATCCATTATTCTTGGATTATTCGTTTGTAAAAATTCCACACTATATGTATCTTTTACAACATTGGCTGGCGTTATATCTGCTGTAGATGAGCATTTAAAATCACAAGAGTCCATATAGTCGCATATTTCGGTAAATGGTCGATCACCTATTCTATAAGGTAACTGTTTTCTACCAGTGGATAAAGTAAGTGTAATGTTCTGATTTGCCGCAAGGGCAACCAATTTTTCCACCGTGAAATTGGTTTGACCAATATTCAATAAACAATCGACCGCAACTTCTTTCATGATTCTCGTGACCCTACCTATTTGTAATGATTTTCGTTCCGCCAAACGATATACATAGAGATCTACAGCTTCTTCTTCTTTGTCCATCAATGTACCATGCATATATATCTCGACATTTCGTTGAGCAAAAGGTAGTCCACAGTGGCTCATATTTCTTACACCACGTCCAATAATTTGTTCTATGCGATTCATATTATACCATGGTTCCAAGATATGGACCTGACGTATATTCTTGAAATCTAGACCTTCTGATCCTGCCTTGGAAATCAAAACCACTTTTACAATTTCACCGTTTTTGTTATCAGGAGAAGTGACTTGTTTAATATCTGCCATATTTTGTGGTGAAAAAGATTTATCACCGGTAATCATTACATATCTGGCTTGTCGGAATACAGATCCCGGTTCCAATTGAGATCTAGGTTTCATTGTTAGAGAATCGAGGGGTTCAATGGGTGCATCTTTGAAAAGAGGTTTGGTATAGTCAGCAGATCCATACCTAGAAAATCCGATTTCTTCCAAAGCGAGAGCCAATGGAACTACACCTCCATCAATATATTGTGAATAAATCAATACAATTCCCGTGGATTCCTTAATTATGTTACAGATTTTCGCTATTTTTGCACTATATTTCGGTAAAACTTCGGGACTAAAAACACGACCATATGTTTCCAAAACTGTGGGTTTATATTCGAAATTATAACGCATGGGAACCTTCTTTTTCGAATCGTCCGTAAAATTCATAATACTTCGCATCCCGCGTTTTCCCACAATGGTTCCAAGAGGGTCCGATTCATCGATGTATTCGTTTTCTTCGTCCAAATCTCCCAACGAATCCAAATAATCTTTTCCCAAGTCATCCATCTTTCCTTTCGCTATTCCACTATCCAATTCAGGACTCGGGTAAACGATATTCAAAGCTTCCAAGGGTAACTGTAATTTCCGGAATCCGAATTTATCCATATTTTCAAATAAAACTTCCATTTTCGAATTTTCGATTTCTTTACTCAACGCGGAAATAATAAGTTTGTATGCCTGTGCTTGATAATCGCCAATATTTGTTAAATAAAGAGGAACATGCTTCAAAGGTTCATCGATCGTTTTATTATTCAATTGAATTTTGGGGTATTTTAAAGCGTTCACAGGACGCGTAATAATTGTCGATATTTGAGTAACAAGAGAGCCATTTCCGGCAGGAATGAATGTATTTTCCGGAGAAAAATCCGTGGGATAAATTCGATAAGGAAAAGTATACGGATTTTCACCACGAATATAAGAAACATAACCGATCAATTTACGTCGTAATAATTCCGCACCCCCTTCGATTAAAACCTTACCATTCGCATCAGTTTGTTGTTTTATGAATGAACCAGTTTTATCGAAAACCTCTTGTTCTGTAATGGTTCCACGTTTATCATTCGCATTCATCAAATTGATTAACCAAACTATCTCTTTATAAGAATTATACATAGGTGTTGCGGATAACAAAACAAATCGGAGATTTTCACAGTGTTTTGCGAGTTTCATTAGACAGGTTGCCGTTTTTTCATCCTTATTGTCATCACTGATTCGGATGTTGTGTACCTCGTCAATAATTATTAAACGATTATTGAAAAAACGGCGAATGTTACGTACTTCCATTTTTATTTGTTCTTCTGCCGGGAAAGGTGTATCTTTGGATACACCTGTTTTATCGCTTATATAATGGGCTAACTGAGTGTAGCCCATGAATACATAATTTTGATTTATAATCGTACGTATTTGAGATATCACTTTTTCTTTCGCCAATCCTTTCAAACTGGTTGGATTTATTTCTTTGATCAATGTATTTCCAATACAAGATTGTAAATTCCATACACCATTTTCTTCTTTTAGTCCACGCTCATCAAATAACTGTAATCTGAAGTTGTTTTGAACATTGGGTGAAGCAACAACAATAATACGCTGTTTGATCCCGACTTGTTTCATATAGTTTCGCATTTCCTCCGCAATTCCGATAGAACTACATGTTTTTCCGCTACCTAATCCATGGTATAATAATAAACTATTATATGGAGTTTGAAATGACAAAAAATTCTTCACAAAAATTTGATGTGGCATGAGTTCAAAAGTCGTTTTGCATAATTTATCAGCGGTGGCCTCAATGTCTTTTATAGCACCATCATATTGGAAATCGTTAAATTCTTTGCGTTTTGCAATTTTTGCCGCAAAATCGGGGTCGTTTAGATCGGGATATAAAAAATCATAAAACGTTGCAGTCGCATTGGGTTTTTTATGAACTTCGTATTCTATTTTTTCCGTTTGTCGTAAATATTCGTTTGTTGATTTCGGAATCTTATTCAAAATATCGTTTTTTATAATATTTTCCGTATCTTTAATAAGCGGATGCGAAAATTTTAAAGGGTCTTTTTGTTGTGATTCGACTACATCATCTAAAGCTGTATCTGGAATGGTCGATTTATCTTCTTTTGCAGGTTCTATGAAAACATTTTCTTCTGGTTGTTTTACAATCACTGCGTCTAATTGTTCTTGTGTAACTTCTTTTGGTGAAGTTTCTTCGCATTCTCCTGTTTTTTTATTTCTACGTGATCCATTAGGGCACTTGGGTCTTTTTTTCTTAGTTTCTTCTTTTTTTGCCTTTGTCGTTTTTTTCGCTTTTATTTCTGGAACTTGTTCTAATATAGATTCCGCTCTTTGATCATACTCTGAATCCATTACTTCGTTACCCATTACTAGTTTTTCATCCTGTTGCAAAACGTCGTTTACCGACTCGAGTCGAACACTTAGCGATCGTTTTTTTATAGTATTTTTTCCATTCGGATTTTTCTTTTTTTTTATAACTACAGGATATTCCATATGACTTAAAATGTAGGTATATTTTTATTGTACAATAGAAAACATCGTTAAACATTCATTCACCTTATTCAATAAGGTCTTTTTTTCAAAATTGTATTCACGTATATGTGTTATGCAGTCATTATAAGAAAACCATTCCATTCGACTCACTTCTGCACGTTCAAAATTCTCCATTTCTAAAGTATCCTCATAATTCATAAATGTTAAAAAATATTTGTGTTTATAAGATTTGTAATTGGACCCAGTGAATATTTCCTCAAAAGGTAAAACATTTTGTATAAGTTTGATATTACCACGTTTAAACCCGGTTTCTTCTTCAAACTCTCTCACTGCACAATCAAAATCGGTTTCCTGAAAATTACGTCTACCTTTTGGGAAGCCCCATTCGGCCTCTGTCCATATTTTATCATTATTGCTTTCCTCAATGAGATCACAAAGTGTGTAGAATCCCTCTTTTACTAAAATCCCTTGTACCAAAGAGTTATATTTTTCTCTGGAAATGGATTCTTCGTTTTTGTATTGATTCGAAATCACATTTCCACCCCATAACTTAAACCATACCGCATCAAAATCCCCTAGTTTCAAAATATCTTTTTCTTCTTGTGTCATTTGCTTCAACATATTGATAATATAATATTTGTTATTCACTGCGTATTTTCCACGCATAAAATCGATGAATCCGAGAGTGTCTTTACGACGGATCATGAGGTATTGTAATTGTCCTTCGATTTTACGAAAAGCTATGATTCCAATACTTGTTATCGGTAGTTTACATTGGTGGAAAACATGTCCTGGTTTTCCACAGTTATTACAATAAGTAGGCTCTTGCATTTTTAAGATCGATAAGTTGTTATTGGAAGAAGGGTTTAAGTTATTTTGTCAAAGTTGTTAGAGGTTTAATGAGACCAAATAAAAAATGTGTTTATCTAAACTACAAATATATCTACTCTAACTACGCTACAATTATATGTTTTTTTTGTATTAGGGTCACTAACTACAGGCCTGACGGAATCGGTATCACGATCGGTTCAGAATTAAGACGTATACTTTCCTGCAGCTCGTCGTACCAATGAATCTTGCGTTCAGGAGTCGGCGTTACGGAATTCGTCGGCGTAATCTCTCGCTGCCAATAAACTCTGTGTTCAGGAATTGGCGTTGCGGAATTCGTCTGCATAAGCTCATCTTGCCAATGAACTCTGCGTGCGGGAATAGGTGTAACGAGTGGTGCAGAATTAATGCGTATACGTTCTTGCATCTTGTCATACCAATGAATCTTGCGTTCGGGCGGACTTGAAGCACAAAACGAAATGCAAGCACTATGTGTCAATGGCACGAATGTTTCACCGCTGTGGTATCCAACACATAGATGGTAACCCGTTGTCAGGATATTGTTGCGAACCGTTTTCGCCATATCGGTATCGTACCAATGTGAGAAACGTACATGAGCACTACGGCTCCATTCATTACCGTGATTGTCAAAATTTACCCAGATGATGCGGCCAAGACCAAGACGATCCTCGAGAAGCTCAACGATATCCCGAACGACAACACCAAACGGACGCTCGTCTGGTGTTGTGATGAGATGATTGGGAACATTCGGGATGAATAGGTTCATGAACTCGCCCTTCTTGACAGAAAGAATACTGGACATTTTGATTCGAAGTTGTTTCCAAGATCTTGACGAGAAAAAAGCCGATCAATTTTTTGTAAGTAAAAGGGCCTCTTTGGAAAATCTGGAACTATTGCATTATAAAATTAATAAGAAAATTTATTGTATTCCGAATAAATAGGAATGACAATTTATGATCAACATGAATTACATAAAAAAAGAGTAGAACTCCCGTCGGATTTTATTCCATTGAAAGCCGAAAAATTCGATCCTGAAGTATGGGGACCGCATTATTGGTTTTTCTTGGAAACATTATCACATACTTATCCACCCACACCAAATGCTGTTACCAAGCGTAAATATTATGATTTCATTTCTAATTTACCGTTATTTATACCCAATCCTGAGATTGGGGATAAATTTAGTCAACTCTTGGACCGATTTCCAGTTTCACCTTATTTAGATAGTCGTGATTCATTTATACGATGGGTTCATTTTGCTCATAATAAAATTAATGCGACACTCGGGAAAGAGGAGATTTCTCTTTTTGAAGCCTTGGAAAACTATCGAAAACAATATGTTCATAAATCCATGGTTCAAGTAGATCGATTCCGGATACATAAGCATTATGTATATTTGGCGTTTGCTCTGATTGGGGTCATTTTGGCGTATGTGTTCTATTAAGGGAACCAAGGTTCCCTTAAGATCCCTCCTATTCAGATTGAACTAAAATGAAGAACAATAAAGGAGGGATCTTAAGGGAACCTTGGTTCCCTTAAAAGGAAGGGGTTATAGGGGAAACCTTGGTTTCCCCTATTTGCCAAACATTCTTTCCCAAAGTGTAAACGACTGAACTGGACGTTTTTTTCTAGCGTCTTGTTGACTAGGTGTCTCACTTACAACTTTTCTTGGAACTGGTCCACTTAATCTTCGTTTTGATTCACTATGTGCCAATTGGGAAGCCGAAACGGTTGCTCTTATTGCACCAGGTTTAGGTGGCGATTTTTCCCAAACTATTCTACGTAAATTTTGATTTTTACGTGTTGTGTTAGAAACCGGAGAATCCACATCGTTTATTTTAAATAACTCACGTGCTTTTCTAGCCACATCTTTTGTCATTGTTTTACGATTATGAAAAACATCATTTTCCCTTAATTGCCTAGAAACAATATGATTTTTCCTAACATCTCTAGATGATCGTTTAGATGTATCATTATCTTCTTTAGATTTTCTTGCTATTGTAGCTTCTTGGTCATTTGACCATAGATTTGGAACATCATTTTTACCAAACTCTCGCTTAAATTCCATCGTTTGATTTCCAGGCGAATGAATTCGAACGCGTTTTTGTGTTTTACGTTTTGCATTTGGTTTTTTTAGAATTGGTTTTTGAGCTTCTGACATATATAATATATGTTGAGTTTTTTTACACCCTTGAAGATTTATAATGGGACACCCGAAGGGCGTCTCAATAGAGATTTAAGGGCAACGTTACCGATAAATGAATTAAAAGGCAAACCTCCTACGGAGGTTTGTCCCATTTTAAATCTTCATCGGTGTATAAACTTTTGAGAAAATATAGATAGTATATAACTAATAATTTATAAATGCGAATTGAAATCATCCTTTTTATAATCGCGGCACTATGGATCGCCAATATTTATACCGATGGAAAATACCTAAAGTTGGCTCTAACCTGGAAAAAATATTATCAAATGGCGGGTATAGCTATAGGTGCAATTTTTCTATGGTGGGTTTTAAAAAAAAATCCGATGCATGCTCAAAATATTATTGCATCATCGAATGAATATATAAAATATTTACCGGTGGATAAGGGGACGTCCGCATTTATAAGCCCGATCTTGGATTTCACATCGAAACATAGTTTTGCGGGGGGTGCGACACCTACACATCCTATTTTAGAGATGCCGAATCGCCAGACACAAGCTGAGAATAAAATGATGCATTCGGGGAAGAAAGCGACAAAGAGGTCAGTGAGTGAAACGAAAAAGAAATTTGTGGCGTCTAGGCAAGGGTGGAAATGTGGCGATTGTAGCGAACAGTTGAATGCATGGTTCGAAGTGGATCATAAGACGAGGTTGGAATATGGAGGAAGTAATCATGTGGATAATTTGTTAGCGTTGTGTAGGGAGTGTCATGGGAAGAAAACTACGATCGAAAATTTGTAACAAAGCAACCCGTTTCTTTTTCTATGATTTCTTTTAAAAAAGGAGGGATTTTAAGGGAACCTTGGTTCCCTTAACCCTTAATATGTTTGTATATTACAAGAGCAATATATAAATGAAAGTTAAAAATAGAAAACCCCCCGTGAAACAAAAAGGCGGAGATTTCGATGATTATGACACAGGAACTTCCGTTTTAAAATACGGAGCACTAACCTTAGCATTTATATGTGTTTGTTTTGTAATAGTTTATGCTCTATCAAATCAATCCACTATAGATTCCAATTTCTCCAGATATTTTTTCATTGTAATGTTTGTGTTAATCATGATTTTCGCGGTAACTTTAAACATTGGTGAAGATCCCGAATCAACTACACTTTTTTTCAAAATCGCTTTTGGGTTTATCCTCATAGGATATTTAGTATATTTATTTTCAATTATTGGAAATAAAATACCAAATATGGGTCTTTATGTTTCATACGGACTATATATTCTATTTGGAGTCATTTTTTTAGCCATCGGTTATCGTCTATTTATGAAATATTTATCGAAACTTAGTGGGTGGTATGGATTCATTGCACAGCTCATTTTTTACATTCCTTGTATGCTATATGATGCATTATATTGGACACTTGACCAGTTTAAATTGACACCCCTTATAGTTTATTTTTTAATCGCGTTAGAAGTAATAATCATTTTGATATATTTTTATTTGCCCTATTTGATTACAAAAGCCATTACTGATCCGACGAAATCCACCCTTTTGGCAAACAATCCAATATTACTGAATAAAGGTAAAAAGACTCTTACCACCGCGGATAAAATAATGATACCCAATGAAGCAAATTCTTTCCGGCAGAACTATGCTATATCCATGTGGGTATATATTAACCCACAAAATTCAGCGAGACAAGCATATACAAAAGAATCTGAGATTTTGACCTATGGATTCACATCTTATAATCTGAAGATCACCGAAGACAACGCACAAAGTACTATTCACATATTAGATCCAAAAGACATTCAAAGTTTATTGAAAGATCCCATATCTGGACGAGTTATGCTTACCGATACAAGTGGAAATAGTTTCCCCATTATAAATGATGTTAAAAGGGTACCATATCAAGTAGTGAAACCAATGATTCGATATTATAGTGGTGGAGGACCCGATAAACGCGATGTACATGAAGAACGTGATAAATATATATTCTATTTTTCCGAATATCCACCAAGCCAAGATGTATATGATCCTTCATTTAATTACCCCCCTGGAAAAAAAGAATATGATTTAGATTCCAAGACATTTTATGAAATAGAGATTCCTCACCAGAAATGGAATCAAATTGTTATGAATTATAACCGAAACATTGTAGATATTTTTGTAAATGGAAATTTAGAAAGATCTTTCAAAATGAACGAAGGAATTATGCCAGAATATAGTGGTTTAGATTCGATTACGGTTGGTGATGATATTGGTGTTGATGGAGCGGTATGTAATGTAGTATACCATCATCATCCACTGAATGCACAAGATGTTGCCAATTCATATAATTTGTTTATGAATTATAACCCACCGATAAATAAGGAAGTATTAGATCCATATCAGGCAACCCCCGGGGGATCTAAATAAAAATATGTTTTCAGCAAAGCTTACGCATTTAAGGGAGGGATCAAAAGGGAACCTTAGCCAGCAGTATCCACCGGGAACCCAGAACAATTATGTCGGTTTTCTGAAATTATTTGTTGTTACTGAAACTGATAAGGAACTAAACAGCCCGAAGGGTGGGAAGGGGTTATAGGGGCTTGAATCAGCGAAGCTGATTCTGAAGACCGGGGGTTCCCCCTAACCTTAGCGAAGCAAAAGGTTCCCTTTATTTTGTCGCACAGTATATATATCATGAGTTTTTTCACAATTATTTTAGGAATTATTGTGATCATTTTACTTTATTTATTATATGTGTTTTACATTAAAAAATCCACGACTTTGGTGAAAACGGCTTCTTTGAACGATTCAAATCCCGCGATGACAACATTAGCAAGTGGGCAATCGACCAGATATAGTTATGCTATTTGGATCTATGTACAACAGTGGAATTCGAACGGAATCAAAACTATATTTAATCGTTCCGGAAATATTAAATTATATTTAGATACAACTACACCCACATTAAAATGTGATATTGGACTGGATCCTTCGGGAACCCAAACAATTAAGATTACGGATAACTTCCCGGTTCAAAAGTGGGTTTATGTTTCTTTAAGTTGCGATAATACGCTTATTGATTGTTATTTAGATGGAAAATTAGTGAACTCCACACAGCTTTCCAAATCCCCCGTTACACCGGGAACACCTTCTGCAAACCCGATGAATCTTGGAACGGGATTTAACGCATATGTATCTGGATTTACCAGCTGGGGATCTCCAATGGGACCACAGGAGGTATGGAATAATTATATGAGTGGAAATGGAAGTTCAGCAATATCGAGATTCTTCTCATCTTATAATGTGGATGTTTCGGTATCGAAAGATAATGTAGAGCAGGATAAATATAGGCTCTTCTAAGGGGAAACCAAGGTGTTCAGCGAAGCCTATGCCCCTTAAACCCCTTCCTTATTTTTTAATTAAACGATGTTTCCTAGAATATCATTTAATTTGTTTTCAGAAGAGAAGGAGGGGGTTGCAGGGGGAACCATTGGTTCCCCTGCTCCCCTAATAAAGTGTCATCATAATATAGTATATAGAAATGAGCAACGCTTTTCAAAGTTTTAAAATACCAGATTCCGTAAGTAATGCATTCGATTCTATCAAACAGTCAACGGTTTCCGCATACAACAATGTCGCACAAAAAAGTTCAGAAGTGGCCGGATCGGTAAAGTCATCATTAAATGACTTTTCCTCCAAGACAATGGTTGATGGAAGTTCCGAGTTTTTACAATCGAATACCATTATTGCCAAATTTGCCTTTGTTATTTTAGTTTTAATTGTATTCCTATTTTTATGCAATTTAGGGATAATGTTGATAGGATATTTCACATCTCCAAGTACGACTCCATATTTGATTTCCGGAACAGCAAATGGTTCTTCTGAATTGGTCATACCACAAGATCCGAAAGATAAAAATTCTGTACAGATTCTACGTTCATCGAATGAAGCCACCGGCATAGAATTTACTTGGTCTGTTTGGTTATATTTTTTACCGATTGATACGCAAAATAATAAAACCCAATTTCACCACATCTTCAATAAGGGAAATAAACCTGAACCCAAAAAAGATCCCACGGGAATATCGTCTGTAAATAATGCACCTGGATTATATCTTTATTTTGACCCGAGTTCCAATCAAACGAAACTTAGATTCATTATGGACGTGGTTTCCGATTTAACCGAATATGGAGATGCCGCAATAAACACGGCAAATATTTGGTCCAATAACGTATCACAATATATAGATGTAACAGATATTCCTATGCAAAAGTGGTTTAATTGTTGTATTCGCTTGAAAAATAAAATTATTGATATTTATATTAATGGAACGGTTACACAGCGTCTTGTATTAGACGAAGTTCCAAAGCAGAATTATTATAATGTAAATATATGCAGTAACGGAGGATTCAACGGAAATTTGGCGGATTTGCATTACTTTAACAGAGCATTGAGTGTTTTCGAAATTAATAATATTGTGGTTTGGGGTAGAAATAAAAATGCTAGTAATGCCGCTGGTGGAGGAAGTGCAGCGGATGCTACCGGATTTCCTTATTATTTATCGAATCTATGGTACTCATCGAATTAGTCGTTTCGTAGTTATAGCCATATTTTATACTTTAATATATATATTAAATTTAATTAATATATATAATGTCAATAACAACTGATGCCCAAAATCAACAAACCGTTGATAACTTATGTAATGAATACCGATTGTACCAAATGGACAAACCCGTTCCACCTAGATATGAGATCGTTTCTCCATATGAACATGAAGACCATAATAAGTCAAATGTTATTTACACAAAAGATCAATTTGATATGCGGCGAAAAGCAGAAATATTAAAATACAATAAACAAAATAGTAAAAGTAGTAATAACCCGACAAAAAAACAAAAATTATCCTATTTAATTTCCCTATCAACACATGCAAAAGTTTGTCCACCCGATCCTTATGCAGTTACATCGACGACTGCATGTGATGTTCCGGGTGTACCTAGAAGTTTATTTTTAAATCCAAACGTTCCTCTTTATAATTTTGTAACCAATCGCAGTATAGTTGTTGATAAATCGAGTTCGATAAATGTTAATATATGGTCACAAAAACTCTTTCCCGATATTGAATATCTACCAAATGTTTATAATACTTGCGTAGTAATATCGTGGAATGCGTACAAGAAAGGACCCAATACATTTAATTTTCAGACACCAATTTCTATAAATATAAAAGGAGTGAAAAACACTCTTTCAAGAGGTACTCCCGTGAGTTACATAGATGTTAAAGTTGCTACTGCAAAATGTACTCCTTATTATGGGGCAATACCGGCGAATCCTATTGGTATAAATACAGTAACCTTACCGAGTAACTATAATTTTAGGGTAATGTTACCAACATCAGGAGGTGGATTTACTGCGGCGAAATACATTGGTTTATTAAACGTGGATAATCTCATTTTATACATGGCATATCAGTTTGCTTATAAAATAACATTAACATTTACACTTTCTATTACATTATATGACGTAAATGGAAATATTATTAGTGGGCAAAGTGATACAACTATATCGCTAACTGAAGTTATTTCCAATTTATCGTTAGCAACATTACTCGATGAGCCATACTACAATACTGTATTTAATTGTTCATTCGCAGATGCTTCATTGCCGGCATTCAGTGAATTTAACATGACATCAAATCCTCCAAATAAAATCGACTATATACCATATGGTGCTCTTCAAAGTTAAACATAAACACTTTCAAAAACCTTTTCATTTTCATCCAATTTTTCAATGGTTGCGGTTTCAAACTCAAGATCTAATGTTTTTTTCTGCCACTCTGGTAAAATAATGTCAGTATAACTACCACCACGAACAGTATCTTCGCCAAACATTTTCATAAATATTTTTACATAATTATCAGCGTCGGTCAATTCACAATCATCCATAGTAAAAACAATGTCTTTTGGTCTATATAATTTTGGATAATCATAAAGATGCTGACATTCATATAAAATTTGTTCTTTTTCTTTTTTATAACTTAGATATAAAAACATATTATTATCTTCAAGACCTATGAAATATAACGCATATTTACGTGGTTCTTTTTTTTCAAACATTGAAAATATGGTTTCGATTTTAGATAAGAGTAGCATAATTGGGTTAGTTTCTTCTTCATCATTAGAATTCAATGATCCCGTTGATACAATTTCTTCTTCGATCTCGGAAATCAACGGATCGCTCTTTTTTTCAACCGTTATAATTTCGTCATCGTCATTATATTTGTTTAAGAGTCCTTTATATTTTTTATTGTCAGGTGAACGTGATTTATTTCGGTTACTTTTGTCGTTTTTATTTTTTGACAGTTTCTGATCATCCATTTTTATAATCAAACAATATATTTATTTATGTTTTTTAATGCAAAAAACATAAATTAGCCATTGCGTCTCTTTTTCTAAACCCCTCTCGCAATAAACATTTGTGAATTGTCACTAAACCCGTCACTTTGCACGCCTAATCTTGGAACAATACAATACCATTTGTCCTTTTCTTGTAAATCTCTCCATACTTGATCGTTCGCATATATCCAATGTTGACATGTGGATTCGAGTAAAGGAACGGACCATTCATATAAATGAATAATAGCATCGTAGTAATGAGAATTCACAATATAACCAGAAGCGGTATTCGAAAACTTAGCCCGCTTCAAAAACGGAACATTAGACTCTTGTTCTTCCAATAAATTATATGATATAAAACATACATCAAATTCCGTAGTCGAGTCAAATAATTGCGTTAACCCTTTTTCGAATTCTGGCTTATCAACAATAAAAACAAAATCGTCTTCCAAGATTAATACATTTTTATAGCCCCTTTCTTTTGCCAATTTTATAACAGCAAGATGACTTTTTCCACATCCTACAATTCCGTTAGGGGGTGGATGTTCTATCGCAGAAAATCGTTCTGCTATCAAATTCATTTTTTTGAGTTCCGCTTCCATTTCTAATTTTCTGTCCTCGCGTTTATCCAAATTAATATAAAAAATAGCATCCAGATTCTGAGACATATAAATAAATATATCTATATTGGAATATTTATTTAAACCCTTTACACCTTAGGGATAAGTTTTTCCGATTCCGAATACCTAAGCTTCCCGGGTACATTGTTGTTCTGTAGGGTAAACTTGACCAGAGAAACATTTATCTTTGTCTCCCACACTTATGCATCCGCGTTTCCCTTCATATTCACCAACGAAACACCAACCATTTTTATTAGCTGTAATTGGTTTCTGTATGGGATTTGTTGTGTTATCGGGTAATGGAGAGGAATTATTGTTAGATGCCTTATTCAATACTTCGTCTAAATCCGGTTTTTGTTCGGAAGAAAACATGGATTTTGGTGTTGAAACCGGAACCGGTGTAGGAACAGGAACTGGTGTGGGAACAGGAACTGGTGTAGGAACGGGGATCTGAACTGTTTGAATGTTAATGGGTTGTCCTGCATTAGGATTTAACGGAGGAACTTGTATATTATTACGCGTGGTTCCCATATTTATTACATTGTCTAAAATTTTATTTTCTCCAACCGTCGGATTAATATTATTGGTATTTCTCAAAATATTTCCTATGGAATGGACAGATCCATCCGCGATGTCTACACCGACTTTTGTTGTATCCGCTATAACATCTGAGGTTTTATTAATTACCGCACCAGTTGTATCTGATACAGTAAAAAAGAATCTTGTAAAATAAGGGCCTATCCAATTCACAATGTATTGTATCCCTTGTCCCAATAATGTCAATAGATTTATTCCTAAAAGAGATAAAAACAATAATAACACCAAAGTTATGATCAGTGCATTTTTATTGGCGAAATAGTTGGTCGTGTTTTTATAATAATCGGAAATTGTAGACCCTGTCGTAGAATTGCTTAATTTTGATTGAACCGTTGCATCAGGATTATTCATTTGTATAATCAAGATATATTTTTAAGGGAACCTATGGTTCCCTTAAGATCCCTCCTTTAATAAAAGGTTCCACTGATGAATTAAATAAGACACCGACTACGTAAAAGGAGGGGGGTGCGAGGGGAACCTTTGTTCCCCCGCCCCTCGTTTGATCTTGAACCTTAATTTATTTTTCTATAATAAATGAGTGTTTTTAATTTTATGGAAACATTCTTCTTCATTAGTTTAGGAATTACTTTCGTCTTGATTCTACTTTTGGTTTACCACTTCAAGCAACGTCTTTCCACGCTTGAGACAAAAAGTGATACAATGTTAGACATCGTTAATAATGTTGTAAAGGAAATGGGTGTTATAAAAGTTATAGCTTCATCGAGACCTCCCTCAAACCATCCTCTTTCTTCCTTTATGGAAAACCAACGTCCTTTAAATGATTTATTTAGCAAGATGAGCATGAATAACATTGAAGTAAATGAAATCAATATCAATGAAAATGACATTAAAGATGTTCAGGAAATTCATTTAGCCGAACCGGAACCATGTGATTCCAGTGATGAAGATGACTCCGACGAAGAAGTCTCTGATGATGAATCGGAATCCGATAAGGAGTTAGATTCTGATGATGAAGACGAAAAAGTTGTTGTTTCCGATGACGACGATAGTGTTAAGTCAAAAGAAGAGGAAAAGGAAGAGGAGGTGAGTGAAGAGGAAATAGAAGAGGAAAAGGAAGAGGAGGTGAGTGAAGAGGAAATAGAAGAGGAAAAGGAGGAGGTCAAAGTTATACAGGTGGATGAATCGAGCGTTGAATCTATTGTAGAATCTATTGTGGAAGAATCAACCATTATTGTGAATAAATTAGAACCTGAGGAAAATGATATTGTTTCCGATGCATCGAGCGATGATCCTATGGAAGAATATAAGAAACTCGCCCCTGCAGCTTTAAAGGCTCTTATTATTTCCAAAGGATATGCCACGGATGTGGCGAAAATGAAGAAGCCTCAACTTCTTCAGATCTTAGAGGATAACCTCTAAAGGGAACCTACGGTTCCCTTTTAAACCCTCCCTTGCAGGGGAACCAAGGTTCCCCCGCACCCCCTCCTCTTTGATAGAATTTTAAAAGGGAGGGATCTTAAGGGAACCGTAGGTTCCCTTATTAAAATGTATCACGATTATATAATAGTTATACAATCATGTTTTTTGATCCGCTAGCACAAAGCGAAAACGTAAAATCAGCATATCCTCCTATTCATGAAACTTTACCAAGATCTGATTTAGGATATTCAACAAACAATATTTATGTAGGGTTTCCCCCGGTTATGGCAGATGGTCGTTCTATTATTGCTTCATACCAACCCGAATCGATAACTAATCTCGAACTCTTAGAATCATCGGGAATCAAATCAAACTGGCAATATCGTAAATATTTAACAAACAATTCTATAGAAATATCCGAACAGAATTTTCGGGAGGCATGTAATGATACAGGTTATACAAAACGTTATATTCCAAATGATATGAATAATCAAAACTCCACTACAAATACCCCTTTTTTTTACCCTTCTTATACAGATAATTCACGCCCCGCTGGTTATTCCAGTAGCGATTTGAAAGATCTATATTTATCGAGAGAGCAATTGAACGCACGTAGAGAAGCTCCTGCTATAACTCAGGAAGAGTTGATAAAAACATTGAACTTCAAGTAATAGAATCAATATTATCCCAATCTAAATAAAAACTATTGTTTTGTATTCATATACAAAATAATAATGAAATTAATTAGTTTCGACATCGGTATCAAAAACATGGCATACTGTTTTCTTTCGGTTTCAGGTGAACAATTCGAAATCCTAGATTGGAGTGTATTGAATCTTATGGATGAAGTCGTACAAGAAAACAGAGTTTGTGATTTTGCCATTCCCAATAAAAGTTCCAAGAAACCATCGCTAGAAAATACTATAGTCAAAACCTGTGGAAAAAAAGCAAAATATTCTTGCCCGATTGGACAAAGGTTTCTATGTGAAACACATGCCAAAAAATCGGAAGAATATTGGATTCAAACCAAGGAAAAAACGCCCGGTTCTATAAAAAAACTCAAATTGGATGAACTAATTAACTTTGGTAAAAAGATAGGATTCACCGATTTTCCCAGTTTAAAAAAAGATATTTTGGATAAAATCTTGGAAAAGATAGAATCTAGGACCCTAAAAAATATTATAAAACAGAAGACGAAAACGGCATCTGAGACCGATCTTATAACAGTGGGAAGAAATATGACGAAAAAACTAGAAGAGTTGGATCATCAAGGAATAACACATGTTATTATTGAGAATCAAATTTCTACGATTGCTACGAGAATGAAGACCATACAGGGTATGCTTACACAATATTATATTATGAAAGGTGTCGAGAATATAGAATTTATTTCGTCTTTTAATAAACTTAAGGCGTTTTCTAAAGCCTCCGGCGACAGTGACAAAGCGTCTAGCTTAAAAAAAGACGACACTGAGAAAACAGACAAAGACAAATATAAGGAAAGAAAAGCGGGTGGAATAGCGATATGTACGAAGTTTTTGGATGAAACTCCATTGTTAACACCTTGGAAACAAACGTTTGAAGAATCGAAAAAGAAGGATGATTTGGCGGATTGCTTTTTACAGGGTCTCTTTTTCATCAGAAAGCGGGGAAACCAAGGTTTCCCCCGCACCCCCTTCCTTAATAATGAAACAAAGACGTCAAGTGAGAATTAGGAAAGGAAGGGGGTGCGGGGGAAACCTTGGTTTCCCCGCGAGGGAGGGGTCGTAGGGGAACCTTGGGTTCCCCTACAATACGTTAGAAAATTATATAAAAAAACGACTGTTTAAATAAGAATGGAAGTTATCGACATTGGTCTCAATGATTTAGAGCCCGTAAGTTTTCAGTTTAATGAAGCACCGGTTGAAGGAGGTGTCAATTTCGGGCCTGGAATCGAATTATTAATGAACGATAAAAAGAAGAGTGGATCTTTTAGTACCAATGTAGATTTAGGAGAATTGGATAAGTTGGAGTCGGAGCTCAATGAGTTATCAGATACTGGTGCCAAATCGTCAGGTGAGACCAGAACTCTGAGTGGATTTGCAGCGAACTTATTCAATTTCGGTGGGTCGAAACCGGCTACAAATTCTGCTCCTGAGCAAAACGATTCCAAGCTCGGATCTGCGACAGTTGAGAGCATTGGAAATACGAGTACCTGGGATGGGTTTTCCAAGATGAACGAGGTCCCTATGTCCACAGGTCCCAAATTATCGGAGCGTGATCGTCGTAGGAAGAAGCGTGCAATGCTTAAGAAGTTGGAAGAGTGGTATGCGAAAGGTCTTGTGAAGAGTTCAACCAGTTTTAATATGGATTCTCCCTATGAAGAGATTGAGGATGAATATGAGACGGTTATGGAAGAGAAGAGAAAGAAGGATAGTATCAAGTTACAGGGATGGTGGTTTATGACCTTTGTAAACTCTATCGAATATGCCAATGCCGCATTCAATCCTTTCGATCTCAATCTCGACGGTTGGGGTGAGCAGATCAGTGAGGATATTGAGAGTTATGAAGAGATCTTCTTGGAACTTCATGATAAATATAAGGGCGGTAAGTTATCCCCAGAGCTTTCACTTTTGTTACGCTTAGGTTTCAGTGCTGCCGTTGTAAACTTTACGAATAAAGCTCTTTCCACTGCTACACCCGGGTTCAATGATGTGATTCGCCAGAGTCCTGAGTTAATGAAGATGTTCACCAATGCTACTGTTCAGAGTATGAATCAGAATAGTCCTGGATTTGGATTCGTGAATAACATTTTACACCCCGATGAGCAGGCCAATATGTCATTCGGTGCACCTCCCGCACCCGTTGAGACAAAGACCATGCCCCCTCCGAATAGACCCGGTGCAATGAATTATACGAATAACCCCACTATGAGCCGACCCGATATTGCCATGGGTCGCGGAACGATGTTTAAGGAACAAGGTGTAGACATTGGAAATAATTATGAGTCGGTGAATAAGAGAAATACGGTTCAACAAGAACGAGCTGAGATGCGTGGACCCCAGAATATGGATCTGAATGGTCTTTTATCGGGATTAAAAACACGCGAGGTAAATATCCATAATCAGACACCTACTAATTTCGCGAGTACACAGGATAACGATTCGATGATTAGTATTTCATCATTAAGAGATATGCAGAATCCCAATTTACCAAAAAAGTCGAATCGTAGAAAGCAGAAATCGGATCGTAATACGATTTCGTTAGATATATGATTTATTTTTGTATTAAAAATGTAAATCATATTCACATATGAAAAATCAAAAGGTTAATTGTGCTTTAGGAAATAAAAATGAAATCCCAGAATTTTTTGATTGGAAGGTATATTTAATTATGAATGTGGATTTAATAAAATCTGGAATAATTTCTGAGAAAGATGCGGTGGAACATTATCTATCTTACGGGAAAAAAGAATATAGACAATATTTCGAAAACAATAAATTTGATTATTATGTTTATTGCGGTGAAAAATGTGCTTCAGAAACATTATACAAAAGTTTATTGAATGACGATAAACGAGCATTTAAATTGCATAGATATAACGAACATCGGTTTAAAGAAGAAAATATTATTCCTTTCACATTTATTGATAATAGTTTAAAAAACAACGAAACCGTTTATATTATTGATAGTTATAGAAATCCAATTGAACGGAAAATTTCTTCTTATTTCAATAATAATTTATTTGATTTAAACAATTATTGTATTGAACATATGATTTCCGCGTTTAATACGATTTATATTATAAACAACAACACATTATTAATAAATTTCAAACACGAAAAACAAAACGATTTATTTAAATTGATAGATAAACTTTCAGAGAATTTAATTATTGATGAAAAACATAACACTTATGCGAAATTAATATTTAAAACCGTTGACAGTTTAAATTTTTTCTGTAACATTCTAGATAAACATTCTGACTATTATGGTGTTTTGGGCTATACTAAAAATAATTTAAACCACGTTGATTATTATCATTCTATGGACGAAGTTTTTAGACATTATGATGTGTCGGAATCATTTAAACACTTTGATTTTGAAAAAAAATATGGATTGTATAGGCATGGAAATATGGTTTTGATTAAATTGAGATTTTGTGATATTAACGATTGGGGTAAAATTTTAGAAAGTATTTTGGGTGAGAAGGTTAATATTAAACCGGAGAATTTATCATGTAACAAAAGTTTTTTTCCGCTTTACAATGAGTTCAAACAAAAATACAAAATTCCAAGATCGTTCATTAAAGATTTGTTGAAAGATGAACATTTCAATGCATTTAATACTGTCGAAGAGCGACGTCAATATATTAAATACTGGGTAAATCGGAGCTGCTAAAGGGAACCTTTTGCTTCGCTAAGGTTCCCTTTAAATCCCTCCCTTAATTGTACATGAAGGGGAGTCTCCAATTATAAATCTTCAACGAGGCAAAGGGAACCTTAGCGAAGCAAAAGGTTTCCTTTATATCAGCATTATCCACCGGGAACAGCAGTATCCACCGGGAACCCAGAATAATTATGTGGGTTTTCTGAATTTATTTGTTATTACGGAAACTGGTAAGGAACTGTTATACCCGAAAAGCGGGAGGGGGTCATAGGGGCTGGAATCAGCTTCGCTGATTCTGAAGACCGGGGGTTCCCCCTAACCGGGAACCTAGGAAAATTATATGTATTTTTCATTAAAGAATCATGTCAGGTAAAATGGTAAGGAATAAAATGATCAAATGACGGGAGGGGGTTATAGGGGCTTGAATCAGCTACTAAGAAATCCTTCGGATTTCGAATCGCTGATTCTGAAGACCGGTGGTTCCCCCTACTTTATACCATCAAATAAAACATAAAGGTCCCCAATCCCGCTATAAAAATAAGTAACCCAGCAATAATCGATAATACATTTAATAAACCACTATTTGAAACTGGAATAGCCAGGACATTTTCAGCAGTAACTATTTCGGTTTGGTCATGTATAGGACTCGCTACAATTTCTATTACCATTTGTTACTATTAATGGTAATAAATTTTTTATACTATTTTTATTTACAATCTAGATATGTAAATCCATCAAATACCTTATTATCAACGTAAAAACTACTGCATGAACACCGACGCCCAACCATGTAGGACATCCTTCGTTAGATGCAATTGTTCCTACAAATCTAGATAATAATGAACTCACGAGCTTATATGTCCAAGGATTAAAAATAAGTAATGCGACCAATACCGTGTAAAGAGTAAATCTCCATTTATCGGAAGACCTGAGTTCCTGTTTCCCAGTAGAGCTCATTATATATATTATGAATGAGATAATTTTTGTTTCTATTTCTTGACAAAGAATGCGTTTATGGTTTGTAACTTTTTCTTCTCATTATCGATCTTTGTCAGAAATTTTTTGAATAATAGTTCCTCGATCTTCTTGGAACAGTGCTTCTCTCTCTTTTTCATAAATGTTTCTAAATCAGGGCATTCTTCCTCCATTAACGCAATATCTTTCTTGAATGTCTTTAAAGCCGATGTTTTCCCCTGTAGTTCCCAGATGCGTTCTAACGCAAGACCGAATAACTGTTTCAGCGGCTCCATCAGCTGATTCTCAATATAATACAAATAATCAATCGGGATCTTCTTTTCTATGATATACTCCGGTGTTTCGATGCGTTCACCGAGTTTATCTTTCGCGGCACCTTGACATACCACCAAATATTTCATACGATCCCCCGATTTCGGCTTATTTCCTGGATCTCTCTTCGCAATCCGATTCGCCAACACATTATGTGCAATTTGATCGGGGTTTTTATATCCACTTTTCAATTGCCGTGTCATCGTCAACTTATCCATCGAGACTTTTCCTGAGATCAAGGTTTCTAATGCATTATTCAAATAATCAATCGCAATTTGAACTCTATCGGATACCTCGACGTGAGTTTTCTGGTTAGGATGTTTCGCGGATTCCGACGAAGGAGGAATTAGAGAAACTACTGACGTCGTAGCGTTAGCGTAGACGTCAATTCCCATCAAGATGTTCAGTATCCCACCATAAACATCCTTCAAATAATCACACGAATCTCTGCGTTTGATCGCCAAGCCCATGAATTTCATTTTTCCCTTATTCGCATCCGTTTCGTAAAGCATTCCGACATAACGCTTTTTCGAAAGTAGAATGAAAGGCATCAGTGTCTTCTCATACGAAAGTTCCATCGGTGGCTTCAGATATTTCGAGCAGAGTTGTGCTGCATCTTGAGCGATTTCGATCGTCATTTCCAATGCTTTTTTTCCGATGATTTTTTCTTTTGTTTCCGCGTTTTCTAAGTTGAAAGTGAAGAATACAGAATCCGTATTATGAACAATCATGTTTCCAATTCCTGCTGCAAAATGATGATTTTCAGTTGTCAAATCATATACAAATCCTTGGTAATCGATATCATGCATTTTTTTAATAGCATTCGGATTTTT